TAACAGGAACGGTGAATGTTTACACTGTGAGGCAGGTTGATCGCTGCCAAGGGAATTAGGGACTTAGGACAACCTTAACCGGCTCTCCTTTGGTGTATAGCCACTTTATCCTGCCTATACTATGTCAGCGCAGGTTTGCTAGCAGCACAGACACGACTAGGCGTCACGAGTCGCCGCTGTGGTGAGGTTCGATTCCTCAGCTTGACTCCATGGGTCTGCGTCGAATTGCTATTGCTTTGCTGGCTGGGTAAAAGTCATAGGACACAGAGTTATCTTGATTACCACCTAAAATCAAGTAGTAATCTATTCCTTGATACCTGTAAGGTTTTACAAAAAACCCAACATGTCCCTGCCAGCTGCTATTGCCTCTAGGGAAAACTACGATATCTCCGACCTGTGGAGTATCTACAGCAACTCCCCATTTCATGAATGATCTTGCGGTCAACGGGTAATCACTTACCGATTCTGATCCAGGAATATCATTTAATGATAGGATTGCATTTACAAATGCTGCACACCATTCAGTATTTACAGGATCAACGCCGAGAACCCTTTTTAGCTCTTGGCGATTTTCTTGTTCTTCTAACCCTAAATGGTAAGCTGCACTATAAAGAAGTGGATCAACAATCACTCCTCGGCCAGGCGCTTCAGACGAACAACCTGCCGTGGCAATTGCAAATATGGATGATAAGTAAATATGTCTCATTTGACTATTTATATGTGTACAAGTGTCGTATTACAGTGTATAATATGACTATATTAAATTATGGAGAACGTGAATGTCTGAATTTCTATGGGTAGAAAAGTACCGCCCTCGCACCATCGATCAGTGTGTACTTCCCAAGTCTTTGACTAAAACCTTTACCGATATCGCTAAGTCCGGTGAACTGCCAAACATGATGTTTAGTGGTACCGCTGGTGTCGGTAAGACTACGGTTGCCAAAGCCCTATGCAATATGCTTGAGCTTGATTATATCGTAGTCAACGGTTCCGAAGAAGGTAATATTGATACCCTACGTGGTAAGATTAAACAATTTGCTTCTTCGGTTTCATTGCAAGGTGGGTATAAAGTCGTCATCCTCGATGAGGCTGATTACCTTAACCCGCAGTCAACTCAACCTGCGTTGCGTGGATTCATCGAAGAATTCTCAAACAATTGCCGGTTCATTTTGACATGCAACTTTAAAAACCGTATCATTGAGCCTTTGCACTCTCGTTGCAGTGTTTATGATTTTGCTATTCCTAATAGCGAAAAGCCATCGATCGCTGGTGGTATCTTTAAACGTGTGACTGGAGTACTTGACCAAGAAAACATTACCTATGATCAAAAGGTCGTGGCTGAAGTTGTTCAAAAGTATTTTCCTGACTTCCGTCGCATCCTAAATGAGTGTCAGCGTTACTCAGTGTCTGGTACTATTGACTCAGGCGTATTAGTTAACTTGGTTGATGACAGTGTCAAAGGTCTTATTTCCCATCTGCGTAACAAAGACTTTAAACAGATGCGCAAGTGGGTTGCTGATAATATGGACACCGAGCCTCATGCTATTTTCCGTAAGATCTATGACAATATGAGTGACAACTTAAAACCTCACTCTATTCCTCAGATTGTTCTTATCCTGGCAGACTATCAGTACAAGAATGCATTTGTTGCTGATCATGAACTTAACGTAGTTGCTTGCATGACCGAGGTAATGGCTGCAGCAGAGTGGCAGTAATGTGGACAATATGGGCAAAGGCATTAGGTAGTAAAGCTTTTGATAATGCTGACAAGGCCGATAAAGTAGCGATAGTACGTACTGCAATCGTGCTATTTGAAATCCTTGTTGGCGTCTTTATTATCTTAAATGCAGTCGCAAACCATGGATTAGGACTTATTGGATTATGAACCCTTTTGATTATCTTAACGCTATCAACCAAACCAAAAAGAATATCATGGTTGATGACTTAACCGAGAAAGCTTACAGTGCCTATATGGTTAACCGTGGTCTTTCTTACTTTCCAGACACTGTTCTTCTTGCTAATGAGATGAACCGTTGTCATCATATAGACTCGAAGCTTCAATTTGATTTTCTTATAAATACTATCAGAAGCAAAAAGCGCTTTAGTAAATGGATCAAACCAGATACAATAGAAGCGTTAGACGCCATTAAAGAATACTATGGCTATAGCAATGAGAAGGCACGTCAAGTGCTTAAAGTATTAACAAATAATCAAATTGATGAATTGAAATTGAAGGTCTATAAAGGTGGAAAAACAAAATAACGAAGTAACGTGGACTCCCGCGATGATGCTGGAGATCTCGTTAAAAGAACCAGATGACTTCTTAAAGATTAGAGAAACACTTACCAGAATTGGTGTGGCGTCTCGAAAAGACAATAAGCTTTACCAATCTTGTCATATCTTGCACAAGCAAGGTAGATACTTTATTGTTCACTTTAAAGAGTTATTCATGTTAGATGGGAAACCGTCGAATCTGATGGATAATGATATACAACGCCGAAATACGATTGCAACATTGCTTTCTGACTGGGGTTTGTTGGATATCGTGAATGGAGATCAGGCTACCGATAAAGCCCCTCTTCGTCAGATTAAAGTTATTCCTCATAAGGAAAAACAACAGTGGGAACTATGTCCCAAATATAATATCGGAAATACCTAACTATAAAGCATAAAGCCTTATAAATAATCGTGGATGCCGGATACCGGGTCCTTAATACATCTTGCTTGGAAAAGGAGAAAACAATGACAGGCGTAAAACAACTATTTCCACGTTCATCTTTCGTGGGATTCGATCACCTTTTAAATGAACTCGATCAAGTGGCAACTCATGCCAACGATCATTATCCACCTCACAACATCCTTAGGACTGGTGAGAATGATTATCTCATTGAACTTGCTGTGGCAGGCTTCTCTCGAGATGAGTTGTCAATTGAAGTAAAAGATCGAACTCTTTCAGTGACCGGAAATCATATTTCTAAAGGTAGAGAATTTATCCATCGCGGCATTTCGACAAAGAAATTTAAGCGAACCTTTAGGCTGTCTGAGCACGTACAAGTGCACGGAGCAGATCTAGTAGACGGGATCCTTGCAGTAGAATTGAAGGTGATCGTCCCAGAAGAAATGCGTCCTCGTAAAATTTCAATTGGAAAAAACGAGGGTCAAAATGACACAACACATACTACTAGTTCACAGCTACTCAACGAGAGCAGCTGAACTAATCATTGAAGCGCTAAAAAGCATTTACAATAATCGGATTGAACGTAAAGCAATTCGTGAAACTGAAAAGGCTTTAAGCAAACTATCTGACTATGACTTAGCAGACATTGGTCTATGTCGCGGTGACATCTATGATGTTGCTCGATTTAAATCGTCCATCGCACACGTCAAAGCAAACAAAAATTTGCGAGGATGGGTGTAATGACTGAAGCAGTAATGAAATATGCATTTGCGCCAGTCGGTGGACTCTTTAGTGGGTTCAATAGCTTTTTCCTTTCATTGGGAAAAGCAAGAGCTGCAGCTGAGCTTTCACGGATGGGCTATCATGAAGAAGCTAAATATCTGATGACTACTAAGGCAGAAGATTTATAGCATAAGAGTAAGGGTCACTACTTAATAAGTGCGCGGGAGGCCACGGTTAGCCTCCCATTTCATGTAAACACACAACACACACAGGAGACTATTATGTCTAATAAAAATCCGTTTGAAATCCGTTCTGAAATGCTCCAGCTTGCAAAAGAATATATGGATCAACAACAAGCTTTGAGTATGGCATTTGCCGAAAACATGCTTGAGGCTGGTAAGAAAACAGCCGAAGAAGTGCAGCAGGCTTATCAAATGTACTCAATGGAAGACCTTATGGAAAAGGCGAAAGAAATGTATTCTTTCGTATCAAAGAAAGACTAAACTTGAGAGGGGCGTTTGCCCCTCTTTTTAACTTTATCATGGAGACTTATATGTCTGAAATCAAAATCGTACGTCTAGCAACAGGTGAAGAACTTATCTGTGAATTGTCTGGTGGTCCAGATCATTTCACTTTAAAAGACGTTGCAATCCTAATCCCTACTCAAGAAAACTCTCTCGGACTAGCTCCTTTTATGGCTTACTCAGAAGCACCTAAAGGAATGACCATTGCGTCCAACTTTGTTATGTTTTCCGTTGATCCGGTTGATGGACTCAAGAAACAGTATCAACAAATGTTCTCCAAGGTTATCACACCAGATAAAAAGATTATCATTTAACTGTGTACTTTCGCTTAAGACTGATGTATAATGTACTCAATCATGTGGAGGTTAACACTTGGAATTCTATACAAACGTAACACGGTACGGCAACTCTTTACTCTATCGCGGGTACAAGAATGGTCACCGTGTCCATGAGCGGGTAAAATTCAAACCCACTCTCTTTGTCCCTAATCCTAAATCAGAAACCTTTGCGCTTGACGGCGCAAGGGTATCTGGCGTACAATTAGATGACATGCGTGAGGCAAAAGACTTTGTCGATCGCTATAAAGATATGCCTAACTTTAAGGTATATGGTAACACTAACTATGTTACACAATTCGTTCAAGAGAAGTTTCCCGGCAAGATCGCATTTGATCCTGACCAGGTAAACGTCGGCTTTTACGATATCGAGGTAATGAAAACCGAAGACGGTTACTCAGATCCTTCCGATGCAAACAACCCCATCAATGCTATTGCTTACCGCAATAATCAAAACAATACTTACTACCTCTGGTATCTCAAAGAGTGGGATCGTTCTAAATCAGAACTAGATCTTACTGGTGTCGAGGTAGAAGCATTCTATTGTGCAACCGAACAAAACCTGTTGACTGCCTTCCTCGGATGGTGGTCTTCTCCTGTAAATACGCCAGACATTATTACTGGCTGGAACTGTAAGTTCTTCGATACTCCTTACGTAGTTAATCGCATCGTCAAACTTCTTGGCGAAGAGTATGCCAACAAACTTTCCCCATGGAATCGTGTTAGTCAGCGTAGTGTAAAGATCAACGGTCGTGAGCAACAGTACTACGATATTGTTGGCGTGACTGAGCTTGACTATCTTGAACTATACAAGAAGTTTACCTATACTGCCCAAGAGTCTTATAAACTTGACCATATTGCCCACGTTGAACTGGGCGAGAAGAAGCTTTCGTACGAAGAGTACAAAGACTTGCAAGACTTATATGAGCAAGATCCTCAAAAGTTTGGTGACTATAACATCAAAGACGTTGGCATTGTGTACAAGCTCGATGACAAGATGGGTCTTATTAACCTTGCAATGACTCTGGCCTATCGTGGTGGTGTTAACTACGGTGATACGCTAGGTACTACTGCTATTTGGGATTCAATCATCTATCGTGATCTGCATGACAAAGGTATTGTGGTTCAGCCTAATGAAGAGCGGATGAAGACTGCCTTTGCTGGCGGTTATGTAAAACCACCAAAGGTTGGCATGCACGATTGGGTTGTTTCTTTTGACTTGAACTCGCTGTATCCTCACATTATTATGCAGTGCAACATGTCTCCCGAAACTATTTGCGACGAGATCGTCCCTAATGTGGATGTTGATTTGTGTCTTACCCAACGTAACGGATTAAATCCTGATCCAGATAATCTTGCCATGGC